AGTTAACAACGCTGTAAGTAATAACCCAGCACTTAAAGAGGTTCAAGCTTTAACGCAAGACCTCAAGAAGCAAAAGATTGATGCCCAGCTAACAGCTAATCATCCTGATTACATGGCTACCATCAATGACCAAGGCTTTGCAGATTGGGTAAAAGGTTCTAAGTTTCGTTTGGAATTATACCAACGAGCTGACTCAAACCTTGATTATGAAGCAGCTGATGAACTATTATCTACGTGGAAAGAAAGAACTCAAGCAGTTACACAGGCTAAGACAGTAGCTGAGAAGGATGTAAAGGTACAGCGTAAAGCAGCCTCTACAGGAACTTCTCGGGGAACTTCTGAAACTAGCTCTCGTAAAGTCTACAGACGGTCTGATATTATGAACTTAATGCGCAACGACCCTGAGCGGTACTTGGAGTTATCCGATGAGATACTCAAGGCTTATTCAGAGAAGCGCGTACGATAACTTTAAACTAAAAGGTAAAAAATTATGGCTTTAGGCGCAACAGGTACTCATGTAACTAATACAACGGCAGCAACTTTCATTCCAGAATTATGGTCTGATGAAATTGTTGCATCTTATAAACAAAACTTGGTACTGGCTAACTTAGTTAACCGTATGCCAATGAAAGGCAAAAAGGGCGATACACTTCACATCCCTAAGCCTACTCGTGGTTCTGCTTCTGTTAAAGCTGCTGAAACTCAAGTATCTTTAATTGCTGCTACTGAAACTGAAGTAGTTGTAACAGTAGACAAGCACTACGAATACTCACGTTTAATTGAAGATATTACTGAAGTTCAAGCTTTAGCTTCAATGCGTAAGTTCTACACTGAAGATGCTGGTTATGCTTTAGCTAAACAAGTTGATTCTGATTTGTTCGCTTTAGGTAAATGGTTAGGCGACAGTGATGGTGCTGATTGGGTTCATTCTAACTCTTTCTACGTTGATGCTGCTAATGGTTTAGCTGCTTACGCTGTAGATACTGTTGCAGTAACAGATGTGTTCACTGATTTAGCTTTACGTCAAGCTATCAAACAGTTAGATGATAACGATACACCTATGGACGGTCGTTTCCTTGTTATCCCACCAAGTGCTCGTGAAACTATCATGGGTATTGAGCGTTACGTTAGCTCTGACTTCGTAGATGGTCGTGGTGTTAATAACGGTAAGATTGGTTCACTTTACGGCTTAGATGTCTTTGTGTCAACTAACGTACCTGTAATTGAAACTGCTGCTGCAAATGCTGCTGGTGGTGATTTACGTGGTGCTATCATTGGTCACAAGGATGCGTTTGTCTTAGCTGAACAGCAAGGCGTTCGTGCTCAAACTCAGTACAAACAAGAGTATTTATCTAACTTGTTTACTTCTGATACAATCTATGGTACTAAGGTTCTTCGTCCAGAATCAGCTCTAGTATTAGTATTACCTAGCTAGATTAACAGTTAGGGTTTGACCATTGGGGAGGTACTACTTAATTGTGGTATCTCCCCTTTTTGGTATAAACACTCAATAAGGGAAAGTCTACATGGCAATATACAGAGGAACAGGCGGCTCAGGTGATGCTGACAGCGATATTACAGTCAACCTAGTTACCACCCTAACTAATACAGCCTCTGATGCTGCTAGTGCAGCTAGTGTTAGTGCAGCCGCTGCTCTTGTAAGTGAAGGTCTAGCTGATGCAGATGCAATCCAAGTAGCAGCCGATTTAGTATTAACTAACCAAGATACAATAGATACAGCAGCAGATTTAGTTGCCACCAACCAAGATACTATCGATACAGCAGCGGACTTGGTTCTAACCAATGCAGACGTTGTATTGACTCATGCCGATGTAGTCTTAGCAGAAGCCGATAAGGTACAAACTGGCTTAGATAGAACAGCAGTAGCAGCAGACTTAGTAGCTACCAATCAAGATACAATAGACACCGCTGCTGACCTAGTAGCTACAAACCAAGACACACTAGATACTGCGGCTGATGTAGTTTTAACTCATGCAGACGTAGTGTTAGCTGAGGCTGATAAAGTACAAACAGGTTTAGACCGTACAGCAGTAGCAGCTGATTTAGTTCTAACAGACTTAGATACAATAGCAACAGCTGCTGATAGAGTAGCCACAGGTAATGACAAGACAGCTACTAATGCAGATGTAGTTTTAACTAATGCTGACGTAGTTCTTGCAGAAGCTGATAAGGTTCAGACAGGGCTAGATAGGGTTCAGGTGGCTGCAGATTTGGTAGCCACAAACCAAGATACACTAGATACAGCAGCTGACTTAGTATTAACAAATGCTGATGTTATCCTTGCAGAAGCAGACAAAGTTCAGACTGGACTTGATAGGGCAGCCGTAGCAGCAGACTTACTATTAACAGATGCTGACACAATTGCAACAGCAGCAGATAGAGTCCAAACAGGATTAGATGCTACAGCAGCAGCCGCTAGTGCAGCTACCATCCCATCACCCGTTGCCACTAATTTCATTAGGGGTAATGCAGGTGCTACAGCTTATGAAGTAAGAACACCAGCTAATGTCAAAGCAGATTTAAGTTTAGATAATGTAGATAACACCACTGATGCTAACAAGCCTGTATCCTCAGCACAACTTACAGCCTTAAATGCCAAGATAGACGAAACAGCTACTACAGGTAGTGCAGTATTACCATCAGGTACAACAGCACAACGTGACGGTACACCGCTTGCAGGTTACTTCAGATACAACTCAACAGAGACAGCCTTTGAAGGCTATGATGGTTCTGCATGGGGAGCTATTGGTGGAGGCGGTGGTGGTGGAGCTACGGGTGGTGGTACTGATGCAATATTCATTGAGAATGGGCAAATCGTCACTACTGATTATACGATTCCAACAGGGTCAAATGCTATGAGTACAGGTGAAATTACAATTAATGCAGGTGTCACAGTTACGATACCAGCAGGGTCAAACTGGGTGATAGTCTAATGAGTGTATTAATTAAGAACGCAACAGGCTCAACAGAGCTTACAAGTACATCAGCTACTAATGACGTTATAACGCTTCCTAGTGGTACTGGTACATTGCTAAAGACTGATGGTGATGGTAGTGGTTTGACGGGTATTGGTGCGGGTAAGATGTTGCAGGTTGTTAATCTAGTATACTCAACACAGAGTAGTATGACTATTGCCGCAACAGACACAGCAATCACAGGTATGAACTTGAGCATCACCCCTGTGGGGGCTGGCTCTAAGTTTCGCATTGATGTTAGATTGTTTGGTGAAGCCCCAACTACATACAACCATGTATTCAACATACACCGAGATGGTGTTAGGATTAATAGTGCAGCGGGAAACTTTAACGGTCTGGCTATGGCGGCTATAACCTATGAAGCATCTGATAATAGCACAACTCCAGAGATGTTAGACTTTTCTACAGTAGACTCCACTGGTAGTGCGGTGGGTACTGCTATTACTTACACATTAGTAGGGAGTGGCTTTTCCGTAACACAGTGGATAAACCGATGCTTTAGTGTTTCAGGTGAAACAGGTGTATCAGAAATAATCATCACAGAGATAGGAGCATAATATGTTGGATTTATTGAAAGCAACAACGGAACTCTATGGCGACTGCTCACAAGAAGCTGATAGCTCAGATGTTTATATCAACGGCAAGCTACCAACAGCAATCCAGATGGATGCTATATTAGTTAGGGCTAGTGAGATTGATGTGCGTATGGCACAACAAGCAATAAACCAAGAAGCCCTAGCATACCTATCCAGCACAGACTGGCTACTATGGCGAGAATTAGATGGAGGCAAAGCAATGCCACTTAACATTAAACAGCTTCGCGTAGAAGCAAGGGTGAGCATAGTATGAGCTTAATACTAAGCGGTGACGGACAGGTAACAGGACTAGCTGTAGGTGGTTTACCTGATGGGACTGTGGACAGTGGGACTATTGCTACAGGTAGTATCTTACCTGCGGACTTAGCTAGTGGCACTGGTGGTAAGTTGTTGCAGGTTGTTCAAACACACGTTACAACTACATCAAGCCAAGCAGTTCCTGGAGCAACACCAACTAATGTAAATAATTTAAATGCTACCATAACACCCTCAGCTACGGATAGTAAAATACTTGTTAAAATTAGAGCTACTGGGGAGTGGAGTGTAGCCGTTGAATACGATTGTGTGTGGGGTATCCACAGAGATACAACAGTTGTTGGCAGTGCGCCAGCAGCAGGTGTTAGACCCTTAGGGTTAGCACAAAACAACGCAGGCTACCACGCTGCAGACGCAGCCAGCACTATGGATTCCTCTACCTATGAATATATAGATTCACCTGCCACTACGGCAGCCGTAGTATATCACGCCACTATACAGCATAGAGCAGCTGGAACATTCTACAACAATAGGACGGTTACCGATGGAGACGGTGTTAACTACGAAAGACTTACTAGTACAATAACACTGATGGAAATAGGAGCATAATATGAGACATCAAGCGATTTATACAACACACTCAACAGTTGTTTCTATTGATGGGGATGCAGATGCTATAGATTCTAGTGGCAATGCAGTGGTCTTAGACGAAGCATTAATCACAGCAGAAGTAACCCGCCTACAAGCAGAATACGACATCCAAGCATATTCAAGATTACGCAAAGCAGAATACAACAAGCTAAATCAAGATGAACTCCGCTATGATGACTTGGTCAACTCAACAACAACTTGGCAGGACAGCATCAACGCTATAAAAGTAGCCATACCTAAAGGGAGCGTCTAATGAGCATCATAAAGAGTTCAGCAGACCACTTAACGCTTAACGCTGACGGAGCATCTAAGGATATTCGCTTTCAGGCTAATGGTGTTGAAGTAGCTAGTATCAGTTCAGCGGGTGTTATTACTGGTGATGGTAGTGGCTTAACGGGTATTGCTACGGGGGCAGACACATCTTTGAGCAACCTAAGCTCCGCAGGGCAAGAGCAAGTATGTTCAGCTTGGGTAAACTTTAATGGCACAGGCACAGTAGCTATTCGGGACAGCTTTAATGTTAGTAGTATTACAGACAATGGGGCAGGTGACTACAGTATTAGTTTTACAACAAGTATAGGTATTGCCGATTATGCAATTCTAATGTCACTTGGTGCAGCGGCGACAGGTGCTGCCAGTGTATTTAACAGGTCTGGTGCAGTAGCGCATGGCTTTACCCAGCCAACCACTTCTGGATTTAGAATCAAAACGGGACATAACTACTATACAGCTAGTGCTTTCTATGACCGCCCTTATATCAACATTGCCATCTTTGCCTAACTATCTTAAGGGAACACCCTAATGAAAATCGTTTACCAAACAACAGACGGCATTGCTGTACTAACACCAGCACCTAAATTCCTAGCTCAACTAACTGGAACGCTAGAAGAAAAGCTAATCCATATTGCTAACAAGGACTTGCCTACTGATACACCTTATGAGATTACAGATGCTGACTTATCTGATAGAACATTCAGAAACGCTTGGGAATATGTAGCAGGTGATGCTGAGAGAACATCTAATGACCTAACGGCTGAAGAACTAGCTTCATACAATATGACGGAGAATAACTAATGCCAGTTAATATCAATTTCAGTAAGGCACAAGAGATTACTAAGGACAAGTTACGCTCTGAACGCCAACCACTACTAGCAGAACAAGACATCCTATTTAATCGTGCTTTAGAATCAAATGCTAGTACAACAGCAATCGTAACAGAGAAGAATCGCCTTAGAGATATAACTGCTCAAGTAGATACAATGACTACTCTGGCTCAACTTAAAGGAGTAGTGGTATGAGCTTAATAGACAAACGTAGTGCTGCGATGTTGGCTGTTGTATGAGTATCTTAGGAACTATCTTTGGGGGCACTGACGTCATCGCTAGTGGCATTAAACTTATAGACAGCTTACATACTAGCACTGAAGAGGAGATAGCAGCTAAGACGAAGTCTAAGACAGACTTGTTGACGGCTTATGCCCCTTTTAAGATAGCACAACGCTACCTTGCTCTTATGTTCTCCGCAGTCTTTCTATCTTCATTCATCATGGTCTTAGGAATGTCCCTTTACGGTTTAGGAAATATAGAAGCAGTTAGAAGTATTATATCTGAGTTCTACATAGGGGAGATTATGTTTGCTATAATTGCCTTCTATTTTGGAGCTGGATTTAAAGAGTCTTGGAATAGAGACAAAAAATAATAATAAAACAATAAGGCTAGATGACAATGGCAACTAAAGATGATTGTGATGAGATGAATAAGAAAATAGATGATATGGACATAGACATTCATGGACACCTACGTAGTTTAAGTATTAAGTTTGATGAACATCACACCACCCTGACGAACCACATTACAAGGTTTGATAGACATGAAGAAGAAGTATTAGTTAGACAAGATGCGCAGATTGTAGCTCAAACTCTAAACACCGAAGCTATTAACAGACTATCTGAAAGCACTCAAGGTATGGTAGAAGCATGGACTACAGCCAACGGTGTAGCCAAATTCGTCAAGTGGGTTTCAGGATTAGTGGTTGGTGGACTAGCTTTACTTGCTTACTTTTCAAAATAAAGCTTGACATAACATTAATAATATGATATAATAATAAGGTACTTTTATGACTTACTTAGATATGATAAACTCCATCCTACTCAGATTGAGAGAGAGAAGGGTTGAGACATACAACCAAACAGACTACTCTTCCCTTATTGGTATCTTTATTAATGATGCAATGAACAGGGTAGAAACAAGTTGGTCTTGGTCTGCACTTCGTACAACTCTTTCAGCTAGTACAGTTAGTAGTACATTTAGCTATGAACTTAATGGTGTTAGACAAGACCTTACTGTACTTGATGTTATTAACGA